CAATGGAGATCGTTGCCAAAAACCCCGAGGACGTTACACCGGAAGATATCGATTTTTTACGTCAGAATTATACTTCAATGGGCGGTTTGCTCCCGAAGGGATTCAACGGAGGTGCGTTCTTCACGCCGACCCATGTAGCCCGATTTATGGCCGGAGTCATACGCAATTTATACGAAGGTTTCCCGGAAAATATGCGTGTTTTAGAGCCGTCTGTAGGTTCAGGCGTATTTCTAGAGCACCTACCGCCCGATGCCGAAATAACGGCGCTTGAGCTAGACGAGACAAGCGCAAGGGTTACGCAGCTAATCTACCCACGCGCGGACGTTATCCTCGGTAATGCGCTCGATCACGACCGGCGCGATTACTACGATCTTGTCATCGGTAACCCGCCGTATGGGGAAACGGTTGAAACGGAAAAAGAGTATGCAACGCTCTCAAAGAGGAAGGGAATATATCGGGGAAAGTCGGAGGCTGCGTTTATTGAATTAGCCATCAAAGCAGCTAGGCCGGGCGGGTACATTGCGTTTATTCTCCCGATGGGCATTTCGTTCGCCAGTCACGCCAAAAAAGTCCGTAAACTCATGTACGAAACGTGCTGGCAAGTAGCTACCATTATGCTGCCGGGAGAGACGTTTATGCACACGAGAACGACGATCCCGACGCAAATTATCATCCTACGTAAGGCGCCGCCGGGAACGCCGCTCATTGAGTCGGTCACCAAGCGCTGGGCCAGTAATTACCGCCGAGGGGGTTTAGAGGATATTTCGGTTTATGACGCCAAGTTTCTGGCCGGCCAGACTCCTGCGTACTTCGCAAAAGTGACTGATATCGGCTGGGACGCGAAAGGCAAAACGACAGATAAATGGGGCGACGGAAAGACGCAACTCGACGAAATCATAGACGATTTCAAGGGAACGTTGATACGTGATAATCTATACCCGCATATGCCATCATGGCACACGACAAAGGACTGCGAAGGCTTTTTCTTTTCGCACGGGAATGATACGTGCGATGGCTTGAGTGACGCTGAAAGGACATATCCCGAGGGGCCATATCGCTGGAATGAGCTCACGCTAGGGGCCGGTGAGGAGACCGTCGTAGGCGGCGTAGAGTGGTCGACGCGTGATTTCAGTTGGCAAGATGCGATTGTAGAAGAGTGGGCGAGCTAAAGGAGGCGGTTAATTGTTCACATACGTTGAGCTATTCGCGGGCATCGGAGGATTTCGATCAGCACTCGATCAATTAGGCGGAATTTGCACATTTGCATCAGAGATTGATAAATTCGCGACAATCTCATACCGAGCAATGTACGACGGTGCACCCGAGTTGTGTGGAGATATTACTAAGATTGACGCTAGTGACGTACCCGACCACGATCTGCTTGTCGGAGGTTTCCCGTGCCAAGCATTTTCAGTGGCCGGGCAACGCAAGGGATTTGAGGATACAAGAGGGACTTTATTCTTCGAGATCGCACGGATTGCCGAAGAAAAGAAGCCGAAGGTGATGCTTCTTGAAAACGTAAAGGGCTTGTTGTCACACGATAAGGGACGGACGCTCGACATCATGGTTCAAACGCTAAATGACATCGGGTACGCGGTTGACTTTTCGATACTAAATAGTAAATTTTACGGAGTCCCACAGAGCCGTGAGCGAGTATTCATCATATGCTCCCGCGATGTTGAGCCCGAGGCATGGAGTACAGAAGGTAACGGGGTTCTTACGAAGGCAAAACGGAGACTGCAAATGATGGGGGCACGCACATTTAATTTCGACTGGCCGAAGAACAGTGAGGTCACGACTAGACTTAGGGACATCCTAGAGACGGAAGTAGACGAGAAGTATTACCTAAGCCCTGATAAAACGCTAAAACTGTTGGAGGAAATTAGCTCTAAACCGGATTCCGTAAGCGTAATCGGCCGTCTAGATGGAGTCAACGGTCATGATATCTGTAAACGTGTGTACTCGACGGAAAGTGTAGCTCCGACTATTCCGACCGGCTCCAGCGGGAACACGACACCTAAAATAACAATACCACCTGCCCAGTTTACGGAAGGCTCGGAGTTAGCGCATACAATAGATGCCCATTACGCAAATGGCACCTCCCCCGGTGATGTTGGAAAAGGGCGAAGAACACACGTTCTTGAAGAACTCACAGTCATCCAGAGAACGCACAGTACAACTACAACCGTAAAATACGACGAGACTGGGACCCTACAGGCAGCGAGGCTAGACAAGGTACCGCAAGTAGTTACGGAATCAACTTCTCGGTATCGAATCCGCAAGCTCACACCGCGCGAGTGCTGGCGTCTTCAAGGATTTACAGACGAGCAATTCGATAAAGCACGATCCGCGGGCGTTAGCGACTCACAGCTGTACAAACAAGCCGGTAATGCTGTAACTGTCAATGTTACACGTGCAATAGCTCAGCGTTTAATTACGCTGATTAAAAACCACGAGGAGGTAACGGAATGGGCAGTGTAAAAATCGATATCCACGAAAAAGAACGCAAATACACGCAAACCTACGCACTAAACACGCCTAAAGGAGTCGCAAGGCTCCTGCGGGACAGGTACCTAATTGCCGAGCGCAGATTTAAGGGAGATACGGCGGCATCCGATATCCTAATCGATTTATCCAGCGCGATCGAGTCGGCAGGGTTGACGCAGAGACAAGCGGAGGCCCTTGCGTTGGTTCACGGCAAATGGCAGCTTACGCAGTCGGAGGCCGCGGAGGTGATGGGCGTAAAACAGCCGATGATATCGCAACTATTAAGGGAGGTTTGCGGCAAATTAGCGGCAATTTACCGGAAATGGAATTACGGAGAATTCACCGTAGAATACGCGGAAGGAGACAATAATGAGCGATAAACAAGCGTTTTGTGAGGCAGTAACTGACTTAATAGAGCAAAATATTACCGATAGATCAGAGCGTATTAAGGCGGTAGAGGCGTTGACCGATGCATACGAAGACTCAACGGGGAATCCCCCTGATTCTGCACAACTAGAGCGACTTGCGGACTATTTGTTAAAGGAGGAACTAACCGATAACTTCGCGGATAAAGTAACACAGACTGAATATCCGTTTTTTTCGGACCGTCAACTAGACCGTAGGTATAAAAAAGAAGCTACAGCAAAAGCCGCAGAGTACGTCGGCACTGACGGTAAAAATCACCAAGTGGGTAAGCGACGTAAACGCAGCAAGTGGGAGACAGATTACGTAAACAAAAATGCAAAGATACGTAATGATGAGCGCAAGGCTCAGTATAAAAGAGACACAGCGCCCGGTCTTGTTTCTATCTATTATATAGATGCCTAGCTATTATGCTGGGCTCTTTTTTTATTTTCTTGTTGACGCGCATTGTAATACGTATTATAATAGAATTAAGAAAGGAGGTAAACAGGGCGATGGGAAAAGGGAGTAGTAAGTACACAACAGGCGAACTCATTAGATTAGTTCTAAAATCTGGCGCAGTACATACCAAAACAGTGGGAAGCCACTGGATGTTCGAACATGAGAATCTGCCCGGAGAAAAGCTTCCTGTTCCCCACGCAGGTAAGGCTTCCCAAAAAGGGAAGCAGGCTTCGATAAAGGTCGAGAAATCAGTTCTTGATTTCATCGCCAGAGCCAAAAAGAAATAGCGAGCAGGACCTTCGGGTCCTTTCTCGCATACCTATAGATACTCTACAATAAGGAGGACATTTGCATGTCTAAAATTAAAGACGTTATTTATCCGGCCATCTTCGCCCGGGAAGAAAGCGGCCTCTGGTCCGTTGAATTTCCCGATATCAAAAACGCGGTCACACAAGGGGACTCGGTAGAGGATGCCTATCGGATGGCCGTCGAGCTATTATCGGCTATGGTATACGACGATATCACGGCCGGCAGAGAGCTTCCGAAGCCGTCGCAAGTAAATGAGATACCGCATGACCCGGATGCTGAGTTTGTGACGCTAGTATCGTCCAGAATCGCGTCCGTATCAGCCAGTGAGTCGTATGTGCGGGTCAACTGCACGTTGCCCGAGTGGTTGAAATCCGAAGCCAGCGCGGCCAGTATCGATTTCTCGAAGACGTTGCAGGAAGGCCTCAGAGAGAAGCTCGGGATCGACCGATAAATTTTTTTCGGAATAACCTTATAATTTTTTCGGAATAACCTTATAAAAAGTTCCTTTAGCTGGTCATATATAGTAGACGCCCTTTGCGGCGTCTTTTTTCGTTTACAGGAAAATTAGTCGATTGGAGTGGTCGTCGAATGAAAAATGATTACCTATACTGCTACTCGCCGTCAATGTTTCATTTCTTGCGATCCCGTGGACATCGGTATATATGCGTCGGTCTCAACGAAAAGACAGGCGGTAAGTTCTGGTTATTTGCGAAAGACGACGAGGTGAGCCGATCCCTCGATATGTACGACGAGTCTAAGCAACCGAAGTAACGTTTAATCCCATGGAGTGGAGTGTGGAGTATATGACAAAGAAACCTTTCGCGCCCGTCGACAACTATGTCGAAGTACACAGGGCGCTTTTTACGTTGTACACCCGGCTACCTGACTTCAAAGCCCAACACGTCTTGATGTACATGTACCTCTGTGACAGGTATAACGT